TTCAATACTATTGATCCAGCGTACTGCTTCATCTAAACGAGTTTTCTTTTCGTTATATTCTGCAATGAATGTGTGGTTCTTAATCTCTGCATCGATATCAATATGCGTTAGCGCATCTAGACCTGTTTCTAAGTCTGTTACATCTTTTGTATGCTTATCTGTCCAGATGCGTTGTCTACGTTCAATATCTTTAATAGATTTTAGAATACGTGAGTTAGCATCTTCGATAGCTTTCAGACGATATTCTTCATCCTTGATTTGTTCTTTAGTGTCTTTGACTTCATCTTTCAAGCTATCTGCTTTACGAGAAAGTTCTGTGATACCAAGAAGTTCTTCAATGATTTCACGTTGATCATTAGGACGCATCGATAAAAACGGATCAGTATAGGTATTCAATGCAACAATGTGTTTGAACATGTTATGTGAAATACCAATAATGGAATCAACTTCGATTTGCGTTTGTCGCATTTCACCTTGTGCTTCATCTTGCATATCATTCATATCAACGCCATCACGCTTTAACTTGAATACATTAGGAGAACGACCACGCTCAATGCGGTACTCGCTTCCGTTGTATTCAAAATCAACTGTGACTAACATGCCTTTGCCGTTAGTCTTATTGATTAAGTTATTCTTTTTGATGTTTGTTAATGCGTTACCATATAATCCATACGACAGTGCATTGATAAGAGTTGTCTTACCTGTACCGTTGCGTGAACCATCGCCACCTAAGTCTATGTTGTTTCCCAAAACGAGTGACAATGCATCACGTTCTAGATCGATTCCTTGCGTAACGTTTCCAACACTCATAAAGTTTCGGATCGTAATGTTCTTTAATTTTAGCAAAAGTAATCTACCTCTCTCTTGCGTATGCCCCATTCTGAATAGGATCTAGTGAAATTTCATTAATGTTAACATATTCTGGTTGATTAAGCAACCATAAAATAACTTCAGCGATGTATTCAACATCAATTAATTGTCTATCTGGGTGTTTTTTCATAACACTGGGTGTAGTTAAACTTCCAGGAGATAAACATGTCGTCTTAATATTTGAACCTCCTTGTGTCATATATGTTAGATCACGGTTATAATCTCGCATAGCTTTCTTTTCAGTTGGATATCTCCACGTTCTACCTCTAACACCAGTATCAGCAGTTGATCCCATATGAATGAATTGCGACTTAATACCTGCAACATTTGCCGCATTGTACACGTGTTCGGCAATCATAATTTGATGAAATTTCCATAATGCAGAGTTATTGATGAATACGTTAAAATCATTCATCACGAAATGTTTTGCTAAACGTAATTGTTCTTCATTCTTATCTAAACTCCATCCGGTGTCACGACTTGCACATTCATATGTATAATTTTGTTCATCGAACATATTACATATAGCCTGACATAAACCATAATCACGGTTTCCCGTAATAAGAATTTTCTTCATCTTTTTCTCCGTTATAGGTTGTTGTAAATTTCGATTAAGACATTCTTGTTGTATGTACCTTCAACTGCGGACAGTTGTGCAACAACAATTTGATCAATAGTTTCAAAGTGAATTTCAGCACCTACGTCTTCTTCGTGTTGAGTAGACTTTACTGGAACTAATGATAAATCTCTTAAATCGTATGTTTCGATAAATGTATCTTTGATGAAGTTTGCTTCTTCATAAGATATATCAATATCCAATGAAATTCTTGCTGTAGTTTTCGGTAGCAAGAACTTAGATGGATTATCTAGTAATTGTGATAGTTTGATATTCTTATATTTAGGGGCATCTTTCCATGCAAAGAATTCAGGCTCTTTGTCCCATTCTAAGAACATCCAACCTCTATCATCATCCCACGCATCAGAAAAGTTATGTGGGAATGCGTTACCTGTATAGATAACATTTCCTTTTACTTGTCTTTTATGAAAGTGCCCAGTGAATACATAATCTTGATTCTTGAACATATCCATTTTAAGACCACCATGATCTGGCATTTCTACCATAGCATTGAGCTTGAATGTAGGAAGTTCATAATGACCAAACATATACTTTGCTTTAATCTTAGGAACTTTCTTCCATTCATCGCCTACAAGCCAACTGACAAGAGCAACATCACCTTCAATCATTGTATCTTCTACAAGAATAATATTATCAAATTCTTTAGCGAATTCTATACTACTAATCTCACGGCTTTCACGATAAAACAAATCGTGATTTCCCTTGATCATATACACTTTATCAAATGCTTTACTTAGTTTGCGTAAACCATCGATGCTATACTTCATCGTAGAAATATTCAAACTTGCACGGTTGTGATGCCAATCACCACCAAAGATGCATGTCTCGCATCCTTTCGCTTTTGCTTCTTGGATAAACCATTCTACAAAGTCATTACAGTCTTCATTATGTTGACGTGCGTTGTTACGCATTCCATAATGAATGTCTGTAAAAAATGCAAGTTTATTAAATAGATTAGTCATTGTCTGCATAAATCTCTTTGATTGTTTCAGTTGGAATTGCTTCGTCTGTAATTTTAGTCTTAATAACTTTCTGCCAACGTTCACTTGATTTCATTTCATGCTCAAGTTGACGTGTCCATGACGGAGCTTGTCCGCTATTCTCTAATAGATCATCACGAATACCTTGATTTTTCTTTTCAATGTTTAGTACTCTAGTGAATGAGTTATTAACTGCGGCTGTATAATAAGCAAACGGGTTGTCAGACTTCGCTTCATTAAACTGTAGACCGATTTGTGTTAATTGCAACAATGCTTGTCCACGCATTTCGTCAATGTATGTGTAACCACGCCAGTTAGCACGTTGTGAATAACGTTCTACTAGTTTGATGTACATGTTTGCAAGTGTTGCTGTTACACGACCAGTAACGATATCAAACTCTTTAGTCTTTGCATTGAAATGAGAGATACCAACTTCACGAATGTCATTTCCATCAATGATGTATTGCTTGTATGGAGGGAACGGAAGTTTAACTTTGTGATCTGCAACAGTCTTTGGATTTGCTTTACGTCCAGGTTCATCTGGGATATGTTCAAATGTCATAACACGAAAGACTAGTTCATTTTGTTCAAATGAATCATGATCAACTGCAAAGTTTGCTTGTTTCATTTTCTTATCTGTATTCAAATCCCATGCTTCTTTTTGAATACGATTTGCACGGGCTTCACGTGCTGTTGCTTCTAACTCACGGATTTCAGCCGCAACGTCTAGTTCTCCAGCAACGTTATCAATGATAACATCAAACTGATGATGTTTGTCACGGTCTTCAAACCATGAGAAATTTGACTTAGAGATATGAATCTGCTTGAGCATATCTCGGTTGTTTAAATAATTTTGTCCTCTACGGGCCATGGTAATCTCCTAATAATTACTACTATTATACTACTTAAAATTATCAATGTCAAGTACTTTATTATATTCGTATATTATACAACGATAAATACTGATAACACAAACTAGGAGATTATGATGAATAATCCATATGCAACAAGACAAAACGTATTCATTGAGGATCGGAGCGGTAGATTAAGTCCTAGCGGTATGAGCGAATTCAATTTCCCATACACGCCTACTGTGACTAGTATCGCAAGTTCCAACTATAGTTCATATGATTTGACACATTCTAACTTTCAACAAAGAGCATTTGATATGGCAGCGAATGCTGAACTAACAATTGCGGCGCCTATTGTTATTGAGAATGAAGAGCAAGCAAGACATATTATGAAAGCTATGAATTTCTTTCGTGGTTCAATGAAAATGAATTTCGGTAAGAATGATCCTAACAAAGGACTCCCACCGCCTGTACTAAGATTTACAGCACATGGCGTATACACAAATGTTCCTGTGTTAGTACGTGACTTTACTTACAACTTAGATGCAGATGTTGATTATATAGAGGTAGATGATTTCAGATTACCTGTAATCAGTAACTTTGTTATGAGTTTAACCACAACATATTCTCCTAAGAGTGTAAGAGAAAAATTTACACTTGAAAGTTATTTGAGTGGCTCAATGAAAGGAGATGGTTATGTATAAATCACATTCCCCATGGAGTAAGACTAGTGTCCTATTCAGTAGAGTTTTAGATATTCAAAAACCTAGAGTACTTTTCAGAGATCCACTAGATGAGTATGTCGCCATACCACAAGAGTTTGATCAAAGACCTGACTTATATAGTTTTGAAAAATATGGCACTGCTAAGTATTGGTGGATATTTGCAAAAAGAAACCCAGATGCTATATTAGATCCAATAAATGATTTTGTAGCAGGTAAAAAAATATATGTACCTAAACGCACAAACATAGATAAGATGAAGTAATATGACAAATACTGTTGATTTAATTGCACAATACGAAGGGTTCAGCGCAACCCCATACTGGGATCACCATCAATGGTCTATTGGGTATGGATCATATGCCGGTAGTAGGAACAGAAATGCAGAACCTAACATGAGAGTTAGCGAAGCACAAGCAAGAACAATGCTTCAAGGACAGCTTGGAAGATATGAAGCGAATGTTGACAGTTATAATAGTACCTATAACTGGACTCCTGCTGAAAGACAAGCATTAACTAGTTTTGCATATAATGTAGGTAGTATTGACCAATTAACCGATAATGGTAGAAGATCAAGAGAAGAAATTGCTGCGGCAATGCCGCTGTATAATAAAGCTAGTCAACAAGTAGTACCAGGTTTAGTACGCAGGCGTGCAGCAGAAACCGCTATATTTACTGGTGGTACTGCTCCCGCACCAGGAAATGAAACAAGGACACCATTAACAGAAGAAGAACAAAATGCAGTACGTGAACTTCAACGTTCAAGTCGTAACCTAGATGCAGTACTTGCAGATGATAATTCATCGCCCGCTGAAATCCGCAATGCGCAAGCACGATATGATGAAGCTAAATCTAACTCTCCGCTATCAGGTGGTGACGGAGAAATAAATCCGAATTATAATACTGCAACGTCTTCGCCAAGTACTAATTTTTCTAATGCTGAAAGTTTAAGTGAAATTGTTACTGAAATGGAAAAGAATGAAGAATGGTGGATGAATGCATTAGATGAATATCAAAACTTTGCATATAATATCGAATTGTTCATTGTCAATCAAGCAGATGCATTTGACTTTATGTTTAATGAAACTTCTAACATAGATACTATCATTTCAAATGGTTGGCCTAGCAGTGACATGAGATATATTACTGTTGCTGAAACAGCAGTAACTACAGAATTTAATATACAAGATTTAGAAATAACATCATTGGGTGCTGGGTCAAGTAGCACTTCTAAATTAGCAGGTACTGCTACTTCGATGTCGTTTTCGATAGTACAAGTTGGTAACACAAGCCTAAATGATAATTTAATGAATGCGTCATTGCTATCTGGATACTCAAGTATCTCAGAAGCAAAATTCTTTCTAAAGTTAAACTTTAAAGGATATACAGATGACGGCGTTACACAAGTCAGTGAAGGTCAAAATCTTACTAAAGTCTTCCCTTTTGTTATTAGTAACATCGGTGATGTATCAACTGGTACTGATACACGTGGTACTATAACTACTATTGAAGGTACAATTGCACAAGATTATGCTACTAGTTCAAGTATAAATTTGATAGACCATAATTTTGAATTTGTTATTAAAGAAACATTACAAGAAACATTACAATCATTCTTAGATAAACTTAACGAAACTATTAGAGAGAAAGATTTCAGTAGTGGTACTGCGGCATCAAATGCGTTCATACATGAATATAGCATTGAATTTGATAATGACTTTTTAACTGAATACGGCGAATCTAAAATGAATGATGAAACTGCTCAACCGGGATCTGCAAATAATACAGTAGGTGTCCGTAGAGGTGGGGTAAATGTGTCTGAACAAATAGGAAATATAACTCCTGGTTTAAGTATTATAGATGCAATATATGATATTTGTATTCAATCTTTAGATATTAGAAATGCATTAACATCTGAAGAGGATACATTCAATCAAGTTATTTCAGTAATACCATCAGCATCGCCGAAACCTGGCGGACTTAATGTGTTGACTGGCGTTGCTGGACATAAAGTAACTTATTTTATATGTACGAAGCCACAGATTATAACACAGAATAACTATGACAATGCAAATAAAGTAAGAAATTCATCTTCGATGATTAAAGAAATATTTGATTCAGGTAAATGTAAAAAGGTATACTATCATCAGTATACTGGACTTAATGATCAAATCTTAGATTTATCTTTAAGTTTTAACAGACAATTAGTCAAAGCATATAATTTACCAGAAGATGCAGCATTCGCAAATAGTTTCATAAATGGAACTGATGCAATAGTCAACGATTTAAATCCAAGAGCGCAACAAGCACTAGAACAATTAGAAACACAACTTGATGCACTACAAGTAGACAGAGATGCCGGTGTCGAGAACTTAGATAGTATACGAAGTGAGATAGAAAACTCATCAGAAGGTATATCATCAACGTTGCGAGAAAATTCAAGAAATGCATTAGCCGAACAGGGAGTTGATCCTGCTTTTAGAAATCAAATACTAGATGAGATGGCAGGCAAATCTATAGCTGAACAAATTGAAATTGCAAAACAATACGATCCTGATATTGTAAATTCAGCAGCTTTTAACGAACAGAGACAAAAGTACAATGATTTAATTGATAGAGCAACATCAGCTAATACTGCACTTTCTGAAGGCGCAAGAGAAAATAGTAGAATTTCAAATCGAAGAGATGAAATAGTTGCACAAGCAATGGGAGCAAACTTTTCTAATTTTGTTAACGGACAAGTATCTAATATTTCAGATAACTTCAGTGGAAGTGATTGGACTAATATTACGGGTAATAGTAATCAAATAATAATGGAAGAATTAGGAGATGATCTGATATCAAGATTGTCTACACAACAGCTAGAAGATATCATAGAAGCTATGCTAATAAATCCTGTTATATTTAAACGTGCTGTGTTACCTTATCTAAGTGATAAACAACATATTTCTATATTCTCTTCATCAAATGAAAGTGAAATAACTTTAGCGAAAGCTAAATTTTATGAAGCAATTAATATGGATATTAGTATGGAAACTATGAAGTTGACTATCAAGGGTGACCCATATTGGATTGACACATACTTGACTCCTAAAACTGCTAAAGACATTTACGGATTGAACAACACAGTAGATGATAAACGCAGTCATCCTACTAATATTAATGGATCTAATTTTGTGACTGTGGTCGTAAATAAATCTGCTGGTGTAGATGAATACGATAATACTAAGATTGCACAATTAGCCACTATGTTGTATGCAGTAAAAAATGTAACAAGTTCATTTAGCGGTGGTCAGTTCACTCAGCAATTAGAAATGATTAGAATACCAGTACCAGATAGTTTCTTACCTGTAAACCCTTTCTTCAGTACGGTTGAATCTGATTTTGGTTATGGAGGAAGTGACCAGTACGGTGAGTTCAGTGGTATAGCTGGTACAGACCCTGCGCCTGTAGATGAAGAACCTGTAACTGAAGTCGCCCCTCCTAGCTATACATTACCTTCAGCATTTGGAATTGTTCCTAACCCAGATAATTTACCAATCGGAGCAGGATCATCAGAAGCCGTAGATGAAAACGGCAACGTTGGTGTGCTACTAGATCCTGATGGTGCACCAGCCGCAGTTAATGCATTAACAGCAAACACCCAATTATTACTAGAGAATGACGGTATACCTACAGCCGAACAAGCAGAACAATATAAAAATAACAAAGCACAGGTAGAATATTATTGTGCGCAAGGCTCAGAAGCAGCATGTATTGCATTGCAGACTTCAGCAAATACAATTAATAATCAAATAGTAAATAATATTGCTGGTGATCCTCCGTATGATAATGCACAAATTACTAACGATATAAATGAAAGTGGAATAGATGTAAGCCCTGAGGGAATAGCTATTTTGCAAGAAAGTATGATCGCAGGCGGACATGAAACTTTCAATGCAGATAATATTGATGGAATAACACAAGCAGAAGTTGATGCATATATTGAAAGTAAAAATGAATCAGCAGCTAGATTTTATATAGGAACAAATGGCATTGTAGAAAATCCAGGTTCGGCTATTCAAGATGCATCAGAAATTGATATTACCAAAGAGCCGTTTTCAACAAAAGGATCTAGTATAAAGGTGATATCAGAACAAACAGGACAGGGAATTAGAAGTGTTGTAACTGAAGTACCGACTAATACATTGACACCAATAGAATATGAAAAAGTAAGACACATACAAGGTGAGATTAGAGATAAATTAGTTAAGACACCTATACAAGATATGACTGAAAAAGAATACACAGAAGTAAAACAGTTAGAAACTGCGGTAACTGATATGGTAACTGCTGCTACGACAGGAGAACGTGGTGATCTATTAAAACAGTATGAAACTCAAGAACGTAATAAACAAATTGCAACACTAGAAGCAGAAGAAGCAGAGTTACAAGACGATTTAGATAGCTGGTATTGGACAAACAAAGGTAGAAAAGAAGATGAGCAATCGATTTCGAGTATCCGAGGAGAGTTAGCAAAACTCAGACAAGAGAACATAGAAGCAGGTTTCACTGATGAAACTGAAGGGGAATAATAATGTCAATTAATAATCAAGGAACTGGTGGATTAGCAAGCTCTATTAATAGAGAGCGACAACATAGACAGTCACCTATACTTTCGAATATCGAAAGTGGAATATATATGGCTATTTCTACAGGACAACCCGATCCAGAAGGTAGAGGAAGACTTAGTGCTTATGTCCCAAAATTTGGTGGGACACCAGAAGAACCAATGTTCTTTCAATATGCATCTCCATTTGGAGGTAGTAATGGAAGTGGTAGTTACGGCATGTTTGCAGCTCCGCCTGACGCAGGTGTTACAGTTATGGTATTCTTTGCAAATAATGGAGATATATCACGTGGTTACTGGTTTGCAGTTGCACAAGAAGTACCAGACGTTGCATCAGGTGGTGCAGCAGGCCCACCAGCTGTAGATGGAACAGGTCAAGGTGAAGGGGTATTCTCTGATCAGCCAGCGGCAAAATCAAATGCTACTAGCTTGACAGAACATCAAAATCCAGATGCAAATGATCCGAGAGGACAAAATCAAATACCTAATCACCCTAGAAATGCAAACACGGCAAGTCAAGGCGTCTATACTGATTCAGTAAGAGGACAAACTACAGCATCACCAGTACGTGATGCAAGTTATGAAACGCCACAACATTCTACAGTGTATGGATTAAAGACACCGGGTAGTAATGCATTAACAATGGATGACGGTAGTGTAGGTCCAGACGGAACAATTCACCCTAATCAGATTAGGCTTCAAACAGGTTCAGGCGCTAGTATAATACTTGACGGAACAAACGATACGATATATATGATAAACTCTACTGGCTCTGGATGGGTAGAAATTGGAGCGCAGGGTGAAATTATGGCATATGCAAGTGGTTCTATTTCTATGAGAGCAGAAAAAGATTTCAATATTCGTGCTGATAAAAATATAAACATGGAAGCAGGGCAAGATATAAATCTAAAAGCAGGAAACAATTATAAACTTAATGCTAAAAACCAAGTACACTTAAAGAGCGATGGTTCGCAGTTTTATGACAGTGGAGGTAGCAATCATACAAAAGTTGCAACGAACATGTATGTTTCTACTGGTAGTTTGTTACATCTTAATGGACCACAAGCAGCGATGTCAGTTGGTATATCAACTGTGTCACATTCAGATATTCAAAATCTTGAAAGTACACAAGTAGATGAAAGTATTGTTTCTAATATGCCATCACATGAACCTATGTCGAGAAGTAATGTCCCACCAAACTCTGGTGCTACTCCTAACAGCCCAGCTTCTGAAATAGCACCTAACCCAGATAGTGCAGAAGGTCAATTAGATGAAGCATCAACAGAAGAAGCAATTGATGATGGTCAAGGTGGAACAGTAACATACAGAAACCAAGGTGCAACACGTAGACTTAAAGTTGTTCCTACACTTGAACGAATTTTACTATCTGCCGCCAATGCAACAAATACAGATGTTGTTATATTCTCAGGTGGACAAGACCATACCACTGGTACTGTTGGTTCAAATAGACATGATCATGGATATGCAGCAGATATATGGATATATAAAGATGGAACACGATTAAGCATGGTACGTGACACTCAACTAGCAAGTCAATTTGCACAAGCTGCAAAATCAGCAGGAGCTATTTCAATCGGTGCAGGCTCTGGTTATATGGACGGCGTCGGTATGCATGTTGATATTGCACCGGGCGCAACAGTGTCAGCAGGCTCGGCTAAATTTTGGGGGCAGGGTGGTAGATCGGCAAACGCACCTACATGGATTAGGACAATTATGGCATGATATATGATAAGAAACCAGGCTCGTTACTAAATTACATACAACGTCCATTAAATGTTGTTACACCCAATGGGACGTATATAGGCTTGAGCTACGACTCTAATATTCCTAAACATATTCTATCACATGTGAAAGTTAAAACATTTGCAGTAAATGATATTGTATTTTCTAGTATTAGTAAGAATGCTATTATTGAAAACTTTGAACCTACCCTAGAGATAACAGGTGATACGATAGGTTATGACTATACTATTACAGATGTAGAACGTAGGTATGGGTATATCACAGTTGCATCTAATAGAATTGATATAACACAAAGTAAAATAACTAAAGATGCCGCTATATTTCTTTTAGAAAAACAACTTAGAAGTATAGGAAATGTTTTAGAACAGTTTGTTAAAGAACCACTATCACAAAGTCAATTCGATGCGTTACTTTATTACTTTTATAATATGGGAGTTGATAAGATCGAAACTAGTCCAATCATTGAACTTATAAACATGAAACGTTGGTATCGTATTACAGATGAAATTCAAAATAACATAAAAAGAAATAGCGGAAAAGTGGATGAACACCTCGCCGCTATTAAGATTAGAACTGCTAAAATGTGGAGTTACGTACCTGGCTTTTAAGCTGGGCGTTCTGAGATCATCAAATCTGCTAGACCATAATCAACTGCATCTGATGCAGTCATGAATGTATCAAACTTCATTGTTGCTTCTAACTCTTCAAAAGTCTTGCCTTTAGAATTATGTTGTACATACAATTCAGTCAAACGTTTGTTGATGTTCTTTGATTCCTCAAAGTGACGGATGTTATCTTCCATCTCAAGTTCTTGTACATATACAGAACCACCAGTACCACGTGTGCCACTTGATACACGGTGAACCATTGTGCGAGAATTGGGGAGAACATAGCGTTTTCCAGCTGATCCAGCCATTGCTAAGAATGATCCCATTGAACACGCTTGTCCAATTACAGTAGTAGAAACATCAGGTTTGATAAACTGCATCGTATCATAGATAGCAAGACCAGATGTTACTGC